CCAGAGGACCGGGGACCGCCTGCCTTCCCCCAGGGGGTACCTCATCAGGCCATCATCACCGATCGCTACGGCCGCATTAGCATCGAGGCCTACCAAGAGCTGGTGGATGAGATGCGCCGCCAGGGTCGGGATAGTGGAATCCACCTGATGCTGGTAGGTCTGACCGAGCTAGAGCCCGAGGCGATTCGGAGGTTCGATGAACTGATGGGGAAGGAGACCCGAGGCTGTTGGTGTGGATGGAGGCATTAGGGCCGCCAGTGACTTCGGTATTGTGGAGCCGCCATTGGCCCGCTAACGGTCCCGAGATGCAAAACCTGGGGTAACCCTTAGGGGGCCGGCATAACGATTGCCTGCGAGCCACTGGCGGCCCTAGGCAGGACCCTGGCAGCCGGCCTGTCAGGGGTACAGGGAGTACAGAGAACATGGGAGACAACAACCAACCTACCATCCTCACCGAGGAACAACAGACCGCCCTCTGGGATGCGGAGCTCTTACTCGAAAGACTGGCAGAGCTGGAGATGACTCTGTATGACCAGGGATGGCGGCGCTTCTCCAGCGGCTCGGAGGATGGGCAGTTCAGCCGCGAGGCCCTAAAGCAGATCACCGCTCTCAGCCGGCTGATGTTCCTGAAGAACCCTCTCATCAAGCGGGGGGTGAAGGTCCAGTCCCACTATGTCTTTGGACAGGGAGTGACCATCAGCAGCAAGGATGAGGAGGTCCAGCAGGTGCTCTCTGCTCTGTTCTCCGACCGAGCCAACCAGGCCGAGATCACCCGCCATCAATCGCGGATGCAGAAGGAGATTGAGCTTCAGATAGAGGGGAACCTCTTCTTTGTCCTTTTCACTTCCCCCCTCACTGGTAGGGTTCGGGTTCGCACCCTGCCGTTCAATGAGGTGGAGGAAGTGCTCTATGACCCGGAGGACCGAGGGACACCGCATTACTACCTGAGGAAGTGGAGGGAGAAGAAGGAGGAGCGGATCGCCCTCTACCCAGCGGTGGGCCACCTCCCTACCAACCAGCCGGAGAGTATGAAGCTGGAGAAGGAAGGCAGGACCGGGAAGAGTATCCCGATCTTCTGGGATGCTCCGGTTTACCATGTGAAGGTCGGTGGCTTCTCCAACATGGACTTCGGAGTTCCGGAGGTCTATGCTGCAATCGACTGGGCCAGAGCTTACAAGGAGTTCCTGGAGGACTGGGCCACTCTCACTCGGGCCTACAGCCGGTTCGCCCATAAGCTCTCTGTTCCGGGAGGCAGCCGTGGTATCACCGCGGCGAAGGCCAAGCTGCAGACCACATTAGCTTCGGCTGCTGGAGGTGGGGCTGAGACAAATCCTCCTCCTGTTGTAGGTTCTACCTTCATCGGTGGGAAGGGGGTAGACTTGACACCCCTTCGGATCGGCGGAGCTAATGTGTCTTCAGAAGATGGAAGGCGGCTCCTGCTGATGGTGGCAGCGGGAGTCGGCCTTCCCGAAAGCTTCTTCGGTGATGTGAGTGTTGGCACCCTGGCAACTGCGAAAAGCCTGGACCGGCCCACTGAGCTGATGATGACCTCCCGCCAAGAGTTGTGGTCGCAGATCTTCCAGGACCTCACCTCTCATGCTGTGGCTTCCGCCATCCGAGCAGGGAAGCTCCGGGGAGAGGTAGTGGTTGTGGACGAGGAGATCAGCCAGGTGCTGTATGATGGTCAGCCCCTGGAGGTGACCGTTGAATTTCCTCCGATCCTGGAACACGATGTCGGAGATCGGATGGATGCCATCGTCAAGGCCGCCACTCTTGATGGGAAGCAGAGGGCAGGCACCATGGATGACCTCACCCTTGTCCGGTTGGTTCTGACCGCCCTAGGGATTAGCGAAGTTACAGAGGTGACAGACCTCCTGAACATCGATCCAGCAACCGGTATGGTTGTGGCAGGCCAGGATGAGGGTGAGGCAGCGGTTGAAGCTCTGGCCCGAGACTTCCGAGAAGCACTGGTAGAGTTCCGGGTAGCTCTGGAGGCCGCAACTGCTATCGACCAATCTGTGGAGGAGGGGGAGACCTCCGATGTACCTTAGCACCAACAGGAGTTGTCATGAGGTGGTAGAGAGGCTCCGGTGTACTGACAGACCGCATGGGCTTCTCCAAGATGCAATGGCTCTCAGCCACCTGTTGGAAAGCCAGCGAAGAGATCGAGCCATCAAGGGGAAGGTAGGGAAAGCGACCACGGCCATAGAGAAGATCTTCAAGGCTCAGGCCGCTGTGGTGGAGAAGGGTCTACAATCCTATCACACCGAACACTACAGACAGGTATCCCCCTCCTCTCTCTACATGGAGTCGGTCTACTCGACCATGAGCAGCACCTTGAAGTCCTTGATGAAGAAGGCCTTCGGGAAGACCAGTAAGGAGATGACAGCAGCTCTCACCGGAATGGCGGAGGATGGTCTGGAGCTAGGTGCAAAGGACTTCTTCTCCGACCAGCCCAAGGACCTGGTCCAGGGTATCTCCTTCGACCTGTCCTCTCCGGCGGCCATGGCCCACATCAAAGCTCATGGAGCCGAGATGGTGAAGGCGATAGATGATACCACCAGAGAGGAGATGCTTGGAGTACTGGAGCGGATGGCTGCTAAGGGGGAGAGCCCGCAGGCCATCGCTCGGGAGATTGTCTCTCGGTGGAAAGGCTTCGCAATCAAGAAGCCACAGCTCCACATCCGGAACCGTGCTCATCTGGTAGCTGTCACCGAGCTGGGCAACGGATATGAGCAGGGCAGGTTACTGGCCGCCAGAGAGATGGAGGATGAAGGCCTGCCAATGATGAAGAGCTGGCTAACGGTTGGAGATGACCGAGTCAGCGAGGGGTGCCAGGACAATGCTAATGACGGTTGGATCGACCTGGGGAAGAAGTTCTCCTCCGGCCACGACTCACCCCTTCGCTTTCCTGGTTGCCGATGCACTGCCCTCTACCGACGGAAGTCGAAGGGAGTACCGAAGGGTAGGAGGAGCAGGTAGGACCAGAGGAGCTTAGATGATGCCAAGGAGATTCACAGAAACCCAGGGCCGCCTGGTGATGCTCAAGTTGAGAGAGGGCGAAGAGAGCGGCCATCAAAGCGGAGCGGCGGTAGTGAAGCTGATTGCTCCAGGATGGGGGAGCTCGGGGTACTACTCCGAGACCTTGCTGGAAGCCTCAGCTCCTAAGTTCGGAGCGGGGACCCAGATGTTCTGGAACCACCCAACTCTCACCGAGGAGATGGAGCGACCCGAAGGGGACCTCCGGAATCTCTCTGGTGTACTGACCGCCGCTGCGGAATACGATCCGGAAGGTGTAGAGGGTGCAGGTCTCTATGCCCCGGCCCGGATCTTCACACCCTTCCTCGAAACCTTGGCCGAGATCAAGGACCACATCGGAGTCTCGATCCGAGCATTCGGTCGGGCGGAGGAAGGAGAAGTAGATGGTCGGGAAGGTCTGCTCATCACCGAGTTGGCAGAGGTGGTCAGCACCGACTTCGTTACCCGGCCCGGTGCAGGAGGGAAGGTAGTGGAGCTCTTCGAGTCTGCAGCTCCCACCTTCACGGGTAGTAGTGGTACTCCAACCAACCAGCAAGAGAGTGGTACCCCAACCAACCAACAGGAGACAGAGACCATGGAGCTTGAGGAACTGAGAGAAGCGAATGCGACCCTCACCGCAAGGATCGAGGAGTTGACCCAGCAGAATGAGCAGATGGTGACCAACACTGCGGAGATGATGGAGAAGGCCCTGGCCTTTGGTCGGAGAGCGATGGCAGCCTCGATGATGACCGAGAGTGGCCTTCCCGCAGCTTCCCAGAAGCGGGTGACCGACCAGTTCCTGGCCACCGCCGCGATTGTGACCGCGGATGGTGACTGGGATGAAGACGGGGATCAGGACCGCCTCGGTGAGATGATCGAGGCTGAGAAGGCTTATCTTGCCGAGGTGGTCGCCTCGGACGGTGGCCGTATCCGCCACATGTCCAGTGATGACCAGGATGATGAGGAGCTCCCAGAGGTGAACCTGGAAGAGGCCTTCAGTCGGCTGGGTCTTTCGGACTCCGCCGCGAAGCGGGCTGCTCAGGGACGAACCGTCCGCCTGTAGGGCGGAGAGGGAGAAGGAACGAAGGTTTGTAGAACCAACAAGGAGAGAGTAACACCATGGCAACGAATAGGGTTTACGATCCAGGCTACCGGCTCTCGGTAGTCTGCAGTCACCCCTCGGCTCCTGACAGCGGCGATCCAGTCCGCTACGGATACCTCACCGGTGTGGCACTGACCGATGAGGGGGACGGCGGGAACGACTCAACCAAGACCACCGTGGACTTCGGTCCGTCCGTCTGGGACCTCTCGGTGGAGGGTGTGGATGACAGCGGTAACTCGGCCGTGGCGGTCGGGGACCCGATCTTCTACACCGATGCTGATGACCCGGTGCTCAACAAGAAGCACTCCGGGTACTTCTTCGGAATCGCTTTGGAGACGGTGGGCTCGGGTGAGACCGGCACCATCAATGTCCTCCATGTCCCGCATCCCGGCAGTGGCACCTTGGCCGACGGGATTATCACCACGGCGAAGCTGGCGGCAGGGGTCATCTCTGCTGATGCCACCGGCCGTGCACTCTTTGGTGCTGGGGTCTTCAATGCCGCGACGGCTTTGTCCGTCTTCGGTGCTGACTCCATCGCAAACGCTTTCCTGCTGGATGCTGTGGCTGATGGGGCCTTCGCTGCTTCCGCCGCGACCCGTGCTCTGTTCGCCTCGGGCATCTGGGAGGATAGCCATCTTGAGGCTCCTCTGGAGCACTATGTCGATGTCCAGCTGGACTATGATGATGTGGTGGCCTTGGGAGCTACTCCGGTTGAGCTGATCCCCGCTCCGGGTGCTGACCTGGCAGTGGTCCCCACCGCGATTGCGATCGTGGTGAACTACGGCGGGACCAATGCCTTCACGGAGTCGGCGGATGACCTCTCCATCGGTTGGGATGGCGGTGCAGAGATCATGGAGATCGAGAGCACCGGCCTGATCGACCAGACCAATGATGAGTGGAGGTACATCACTTTCGAACACGATGAGACCTTCATCCCCTCGGAGAACACCGCCGTGGTGATCACCAACCTGGATGATGAGATCGCGGGGAACGCCGGTGAGGACAACACCATCGACATCCGCATCTACTACAAGACGGTTCCCACCGACGGCTTCATCACCTAGGGACCGCCGCGAACTGAGTCGCAAACACAACTGAGGGGGCAGCCCTACACCGCTGCTCCCAGCTTTTCTACTACTACCAAGGAGAACACCGATGTCTGAGATGTGGACACCTGATGTCACGGGCCTGACCGGGTACCGTCGGCAGAACGAAAACCAGGAACACCGCACCGCGAAGATTGGGGCAGCCGTTACCTTGTGGGCAGATGCTATGAGTGGTCGGGCTCCGGCCTGGCTGATTCAGGAGGCACTCTCCCCGCGGACCCCCAGTGCGATGAAGATCCTGGCCGAGAACTATCCTGGGGTGGTGACGGTCCGGGAGACCATGACCACCAGCGACTTCCCCTACCTCACCGGTGATGTACTGGACCGGATGATGATCGGGGCCTACCAGGACTTCCCCTCACCGTGGCGGACCTTTGCGAAAGTGAACCCGAACCTCCGGGACTTCCGCACCGTGAACCGCTACTACCTCGATGGTGCTGAGGGGGTCTGGGGCGATGCTGTGGCAGAGCTGGCCGAGCCCGATGAGGCGAGTGTCAGTGAGGGCCGCTACCAGTACACCCCGAAGAAGTATGCGAAGAAGATGGGCATCTCCTGGGAGGCCATCCTGAACGATGACCTCGGAGCCTTCTCCGATCTGCCGGCCCGGCTGGGTCGCGGCGGAGCCCGCACCGTTTCGAAGTATGTCACCGGGTTGTATGTTGACACCTCTGGCCCTCATGCCTCTCTCTACACCGCCGGCAATGGGAACATCGTTACCAGCAACCCCGCTCTTTCCGTCACGGCTCTTGGCACGGCCCTCGCCCAGTGGGCTGCCTTTGTCGATACGGACGGTGAGCCGATCTTTGTGGAGGAGGCCATCCTGGTGGTCTGCCCCGCACTGAAGGTCACCGCAAACAACCTGATGAACCAGCTCACTGTGGACCTGACCGCAGATGAGACCAACCGGACGGTCCGGGTGAACAACTGGATCATCGGGAACCTCCAGGTGGTAGTCGATCCGTACATCCCGATCGTGGCCAGCAGCTCCAACGGCAGCACCTCCTGGTTCCTCTTTGCGAATCCCTCCATGGGCCGACCGGCTCTGGAGGTCGGTTTCCTCTCCGGCTTCGCTGATCCGGTTCTCTACCAGAAGGCCAGCAACTCGATGCGGCTCAGCGGTGGGGTCGACCAGATGGCCGGGGACTTCGACACGATGAGCACCGAGTACAAGGGAGTGATCGCATTCGGCGGCACTCGCATGGATGTGAAGTCGACCATGGCCAGCAACGGCTCTGGGTCCTAGGGGGTCGATGATGACAAAGCTACCTGTTCCGGTTACACCGGCTGAAGAGTTCTTGGCCGAGATCCACCGAGAGCTTCAAGCTCTCCGGGCCAAGGTGGATGAGGTACTGGATCAGGCAGCAGACGATAAGCCTCCGGAGGGGGAGGAGGTCGGCACCACCGATCTTCTCTCCATCCGAGGTGTGGGTCCAGCCTTGGCCAACCAGCTGGTAGCTAGGTACAGGATTCAGAAACTTCCAGGGAGCTGACCAGGAGTAACGACCATGGCTTTCACCTATGATGTTTCAACATCAGCCGGGAAGATCAGGCTGATGATTCCGGACACCGATGCTACCAACTATGTTTTCGAGGATGCGGAGATCGATGCATTCCTGGAGCTGGAGGAGGACACCCGCCGTGCTGCTGCTCTGGCACTGGAGACCATTGCTAGTAGCAATGCGATGGTCCTGAAGGTCATCAGCCTTCTGGACTTGAAGACCGATGGTGCCAAGACCTCAGATGCTCTGCTGAAGAGAGCGGAGAGACTCCGCGACCAGGCAGAGAAGGATGAGGCCGCGGACGGTCTGCTGTTTGATTGGGCTGAACTGGTCCCGGATGTCTTCTCGGCCAGAGAGAGGATCGAGGCCGAGATTCTTCGGGATTCTGCTTAGGGGGAGAGATGAGAGCTACAACCATTGTTCATCCTTTGCTATACTCGAGTCTCCCCCAGGTCTACCCTTCTACTTGCACCATCCAGGAGGCGACCGTTACCGTCACAGAGGATGGAGAAGAGGTGAGTAGCTGGAGCAACCTGGCGGACCATGTGGACCTGGACTGCCGGATCAGTCCTCCAGTACTCACAGGCTTCCGACCGACTGAGGAAGCGGGTCCCACCTCTGAACCGAACCGCCAACAGAGAGCAATCTCTCTGGCGGATTACTACCCCCTCATCGAGGTTACTCACCGGGTGTTGGTAGGCTCTGTCCCCTGGGACATCCTGGCGGCGGAGTCGGATGGTCAGTCCGAGTCGACCAGACTTCTGGTAGAGAGACTTGTACCATGACCGTACCGAAGGTGGTCCTCGAGGGTGAAGACGAACTTCTCCAGAAGTTCGCACAGATGCAGGCTGCGGCTAAAGGGAAAGCAATCCGGAATGCGGTTCGGGCCGGGGCCTTGGTGGTAGAGAACTCCGCCAAGGAGAAGGCTCCATGGAAGACCGGTAACCTTTCCCGCAGCATCCACCACCAGATTGGTTCGGATGGTCCGGGGAGAGTGGCTGCAACGGTTGGAACCGATGTGGTCTATGCAGCTCGGCAGGAGTTTGGTTTCGTGGGGGCGGATAGTCTAGGCCGGGTCTACAACCAAGCAGCCCGACCCTACCTCCGACCAGCTCTGGATGAGAACCGAGCTGAGATTGAGAAGGAGATGCAAGAGACCTTCCGCCAGCTCATCATGGAGGCAGTGATATGAGTAGACTTTCGCGAACACTTCGCCTCCAACTAATCAACAGTCCCGTCGGGGATGAGGTGGGAGAACGGGTCTATCCAGTTCGCTTGCCCCAGGGTGCTACCATTCCCGCGGTGGTTTACCAGAGGATCAGCACCGATCCGGTTAGGTCGCACAGCGGGAACTCGGGCTTGGCGACTGTCAGGTTTCAGCTCTCCTGCTGGGCTGAGACCTATGACGAAGCTTCTACAATTGCGGAGAAGATTCGGACGGCTCTCCACGGGAAGAGAGACCTCGGGCCTGCTTCAGCAGTGGTGAATGACCTGGAAGGTTTCGAGGAAGACCTCGGGTTGTGGTACCGGTATGTGGATGTTCAGCTCCGCGGAGACGATGGATAGGAGGGGGGATGCCCAAACCTTACACACTGACTTTCTGGAAGGGGTCGATCCCGGTGTACAACTGTACCCTCTGCCCCTTCGATACTATGAGCCAAGATGCTTTCTGGAAACACTGGATCGAGAAGCATAGCCGCCCCGAGGTGACCACCTCTGGAGTGGCCTTGCCTCCCGCCATCTCGACTAGGAAGGAAGAGCCTTCCGTCGGGATATCAACACAAGAACCTAAGGAGTAGAGGAATGGCAGAGCTTGAGATCACCCCCCAGACCTTGGTGGGACACTACCCGGCGACTCCGCTGTCGGCGAATGCAGCGGACATCACCTTTGAAGCTTCCGGAGCAGACTTCGCGGATGGGGCCTCTTTCCCCCACACCGGCCGTGAGATCATCCTGGTCCGGAATGACAATGTGGGAGCACAGACCATCACCATCGAATCCAAGGCCGATGCCAAGAACCGTGAGGGGGACATCACAACCTACAGCATCGGGGCCAGCGAGTATGCAGCCTTTGGACCGTTCCCGGTGGACGGCTGGCGGCAGTCCGATGGGGATATGAACTTTGCGGTCTCGGCCGCAGACCTGTACCTGGCGGTGATCCGACTTCCGGCGGGCTACCCCTAGCCTAACTGTCGGACAGCCTACCACCTAGTACCTAGCAGTAGGAGAATCACACATGACTGATGCAATAGCTGCATTCGGAACCTACCTGAAGGTAGGGGATGGCGCCTCTCCCGAAGTGTTCACCACCATTGCGGAGGTGCTTGATATTGACGGACCAGAGTTGGAACAGGACACCGAAGAGGTGACCAGCCATAGCAGCTCCGGTGGTTGGGAGGAGTTCATCGGGACGATCCTCCGCACCGGAGAGGTTTCCTTTGAGGTGAACTATGTTCCGACGGGAGCAACCCATGATGCTTCCACTGGACTGCTTGCTGACATGGTTGCGAAGACTCTGCGGAACTTCCAGTTGATCTGGCCGGACAGCGGCTCGACCACTTGGTCCTTCTCCGCTTTGGTGACAGGCTTTACTCCTGCTGCCGAGGTGGACGGAGCGCTCCGCGGCGAGTTCACTCTGAAGCTTTCGGGCCAGCCGACTCTGGCCTAGCAGAACCCCCACCAGGAGGAGATGATGACTAAGCATGAGAAGGAACTCGGGAAGATCCTAACCCGAGAAGATATCCTGGAAGCAGAGGACCTTGGTCTTGAGCCTTGTCCCGTTCCGGAGTGGGGAGGTACCGTCCTGATCCGCGGTCTCTCTGGTACGGAACGGGATGCTCTTGAGTCCGACTCCGTGATGAGGAAGGGCAAGAATGTCCAGGTCAACCTGAAGAACCTCAGGGCGAAGCTGGCGGCTCGGACCATCGTGGATGAGAAGGGCAACAGGATCTTCAAGCTCTCCGATGTAGAAGCTTTGGGTAAGAAGAGTGCTGCGGCCTTGGATCGGGTCTTCGAGGTGGCCTCCCGTCTCTCCGGTCTGACCGAGGAGGATGTGGAGGAACTGGTCGCAAATTTCGGCGAAGACCAGAGCGACGGTTCTACTTCCGACTAGCACTCGCTCTGGGAGGAATGACTGTGGCAGAGATGCTGCAGCGGATGGATAGTAGAGAGCTTGCTGAGTGGATGGCCTTCTTCGAGTTGGAAGGACCCTTCGGTATCCATCGGGGGGATTGGCAATCGGCTCAGATAGTAGCGATGCTAGCGGAAGTGAATCGGGACAAGAAGAAACATCGGAAGCCCTACAAGGTCGAGGACTTCCTCCTGAAGTTTGAGCCTGCGGTGAAGGCCCCTGAGGCCAAGGCAGATCAACTCCTCAGGAAGGTAGAGGCTTTGAACCTAGCTCTCGGCGGTCGAGACCTTCGGCCAAAGGAGAACATCCACTAATGGCAACCATTGCTGAGCTGGTAGTAAAACTCCTTGGGGATACTACCGACTTCGACGGAAAGATCGACAAAGCCAAAGGCTCAGTCCGAGGCTTTGGAGATGCGATGAAGTCGGCCGGAGGTGCAATGGTTTCCACCGGCCAGGCGATGACCAAGAAGATTACTCTTCCTATCGTCGGGATCGGGGTGGCGATGTCGAAGGTCTCTGGCGACTTTGAGAGCCAGATGAATGTACTATCTGTTGCGGCCCGGGAGTCCGGGACCAGCATGGATGAGCTGAGTAAGGCCGCTCTGAAGGTAGGTGCTGATACGGAGTTGGTTGGGATTAGTGCTGCTGAGTCTGCAGAAGCGATGGAAGGATTCTACAAGAGCGGCCTTACCACAGCTGAGATCATGGGTGACCTCAACGGCTACCTGGAAGACACCACAAGTCTGTCCGGTGCTCTTCGCGGAGCTATCGACCTGGCAGCTGCTAGTGAGCTCAACTTGGCTAATGCCAGTGACCTGACCACCATCACCATGAAGACTTTCGGGTTTACAGCCGATGAGGTGGTCGGCAAGATCGGCAACTATGTCCAGGCCGCAGATGCTTCTGTGGCAAGTGTTAGCGAGTTGGCTGCTGCCATGAGGGTGGTCGGTCCGACCATGGCTAGTTTCGGTTTCTCTCTGGAAGATACCAACACAGCCTTGGCGATTCTCAGTGAGCGGGGTATCAAAGGCTCCGAAGCTGGCAATGCCCTGAAGGCCTCCTTTCTCGGGTTGATGAGTGGTACCGATAAGTCGGTCGAATCTCTTGAGGCCCTGGGTGTTACCCTGTATGATGCGGAGGGCCAGATGAGGTCGATGCCTGAGATCTTTGGGCAGCTCTCCGATGCAATGGCTGGGATGACCGATGAGCAGAGGAACTTCCACCTCTTGAACATCACAGGCTCCAGAGGCCTGAAGGTAATGCAGACCATGCTGGCCGAAGGACGGGAAGGTTGGAATGAGATGGAGGCGGCGATCAACGGGGCCGCCACTATGCAGGAGAGTGCCGCCGCTAGGACCCAAGGTCTCAATGCCGCAGTGGAGCAGTTGATGGGAGCGGTGGAGACCTTTATGATTGTGGCTGGTACTCCCCTCATCCAGAATGTCATCACCCCGATGATCCAACAACTGGGCGACCTGATCGGTCGGCTAGCCGAAGCAGACCCTCAGTTCCTAGCTCTGGGTCTGAAGGTAGCAGGGTTCATTGCAGTGGCCGGTCCGGTGGTTACTATCATCGGCCATATCGTTACCGCTATCGGTGCAATCATCGGAGCGGTGAGTGCAGTGGGTGGAGCCTTCGCGGCGGTGGGAGGTTTCATCACCACGGCGGTTGGGGGAATCGTCGCCGCGATCACTGCAATCGGTTGGCCCATCGCCTTGATTGTTGCAGCGGTCGCAGGTCTCTACTTGGCTTGGAGAACCAACTTCCTTGGCATCCGTGACCTGATGCTCTCGGTGAAGAATGCCCTCATTGTGATCTTCGAGTTCATCAAGGGGATCTTCCGAAACTTCTTGGAGTTCCTCCGGGGAGAGATCACTTGGACCGAGTTCACAGAGCGGACCATCAATGCCTTCAAGGGTTTGAAGGTTCGGCTCGGAATGATCTGGAACAACATCAAGAACAAAGCAGCTAGCTCCTGGAACCAGATGAATGCTAAGGCCGCTTCCTCCTGGGCTCAGATGAAGACCAAGATCGCAACCACCGGGGAGAGCATCAAGAACAATGTCTTCAACACCCTGGTGGCAATTGTGGAGTCCATTACCGGCAACCATGCGGAGGCCGAAGCTACGGTAAGGCAGGCTTGGGCTAGGATCAAGGCCTTTCTTTTCACAACCCTTACCATCATCAAGAACCGGATACGGACTAGCTGGAATACCATCAAGTGGATCGTCAAGCTAGCTTTGGCCGGCATCCGAGAAGCAGTTCGCAATGTGATGAAAGCTATCCGAGTGATCATCACCGCGGCCCTTCAGACCATCTCCGGAAACTGGAGGGGGGCTCTACAAACCTTGAAGACAGCGGCGATCAATCACTTCAAGTCTATCCGTGAGAGGATCCTCTCCATCCTGAGTGGTCTGGTCTCTTCGGTCTATGAGAAGGGGAAGGCCTTGGCCGATCGGTTTGGAGAGGGGATCAAGAACGGCTTGCAGAGAGCTCTGGATGCAGCTCGATCCTTGGCTGCTAAGCTCCGAGCTCTTCTCCCTGGCTCAGATGCGAAGACCGGTCCGCTCTCCGACTTGCTGGCAGCGGGTAAGGCTTTGCCCTCCACCTTTGCTCAGGGGATCATTCTGAGAACCGATGAGGCGGAGAAGGCCGTGAGGCAACTAGCTTCTAGGTCTCTACCTCAACTAGGCTTCGAAGGAGTCAGAGGGCCCAGAGCTCCCCAGCTTGCTCCCTCACCAGGACTGGCTGATAACACCCGCCGTGATCCCGAAGGTGGAGAGAGGACTTTGCAGATCAACATCCACAATCCGATTGGAGAACCCGCAGAGGAAAGCATCGCCCGACAGCTTCGGAACCTTGCTGCTCTGGGTGTTCTCGAACCGGTCTAGGAGGAGGAGATGAAGGGGACAGTTGGGTTGGCCTTGGCACTTGTGGTTCTGGTAGTTTCCTGTGGAGCCGCAGCTCCTGTCGAGATGATGGGTCCAGCGGATGAGACGGTCTATTCTCTCGGAGGCTATGTCTTCCTGGATTGGAATGAAGATGGCCTTCGGAATCCTGGAGAGACCGTAGGGCTCTCTGATCAGAGAGTAACCATCATCGGTGATGGTCGGACTGAGGTGAGTGTGACTGCCGCGGACGGATGGTACCAGTCCTTCGGTTTTCTTCCTGGGGCTTACACAGTTACCTACCTTCCGAAGGCAGGGTATGGTCTCTCTTCTCCAGGAGCACTTCTGGTAGAGCTTGGAGAGGGGCTTCCAGGGTTAGCACATTTCGGAGTGGTCCCTAAGTCGACACCTCCACCGACCGCTACACCAACGGCTATACCGACTAGTACTCCTAGCCCTAGCCCGACGGAGACTTCTCCCCCAACAGCAACACCAACGGCCAGCCCTACCCCGGGACCTCACCCCATAGTGGTTACCCCTGTCCCGGGCGAACTCTGTGTGATGCTCTGTGTCATCGACACAGAAGAGTGTGTGAAGGTTTGCCTCCATACGGTGGCTAGTGTCTTCTATGACCTGGAGGAGGACTGATGGCTCAACAGTGGGAATACAGTGGCACCGACCTCCAGACCTTGGCCTATGATGTGAAGCTCCTGGGGGATGCTCAGTCGATCCCTCCGAGGCGGGGCGACAATGTGGTGATCCCCTCCAGGGATGGTCGGTACCATACCTCTAAGTACCTAGATCAGCGAACACTTTCCTTGGCGATGTTTGTCTCCGACAAGCACCCTACTGGGGGAGCAGCCAGTGAAGCTCAGATGCTGGCCAATCTCGATACTCTGAAGGCTCTCTTCTCTCAGTCCGGTCAGCATGAGCTTCGACACACCATGGGTGGAGAGACCCGCTATGCTCAGGCCGAGGTGATCTCTGAAGTTCACTTCAAGCCTAAAGGGTACAACAACCTCTTCATCTTCACGGTGGACTTTGTCCTGGCCGATCCTGCTTGGTATGCGGCAGCCTCGACGGTGATAGGTCCGACCACCATCATCCAATCTCCCCAGACCATCGAGGTTGTCAATGATGGGACCTACCCTTCCTACCAAGCGGTGCTGACCGTGGAGGGTCCGATCGAAAACCTAAAGTTCACAGTGGGTACGGTCTGGGTGTCCTACTCCGAACCGGTGGCAGACGGAGAGACTCTGGTACTAGACTGCGGAACCTGGATCGCTACTCTGGACGGGGTGGATGTCTCTGGCTACATCTCCCATGAGGGTTCACTCAAGTGGTTGGAGTTTCCGGTAGCTACCAACAGCCTGGTGGTTACCTCTTCGGGTTGGGATGGAGGGACCACCGTTCAGGTGGAGTTCACAAAGGCTTATCTCTAGGAGAGGATGATGGCACGACTTTTGACTGAAGGTTTCGAGAGCGGCGATTGGGGTTACTCCAGCGGCGGTGTGATTCGCGGTGGAGGTTCCACCCATTCCGTACAGGATACCGTGGTTCGCTCTGGTGACTATGCGATGAAGACAAGCTTCGCGGCGCTGGGAACATATAGCTATGTTCAGCAGCTGGTGAACGGCGATGTGTTCTACATCCGCTGGGCTTGGAGGCACGACTGGCCAGGAGGAGAGGTCGCGACTTCAGGATTGCTAAGGCTGATGGAAGGCGGCAGCAATCATGTGGTGATGATGATTGACCAGGAAACTCTCATTCCCTACCTGGATGTCCTCGGGTCCACGGTCGATACGGCAACGGTGATCCTGCCATCCAACCAGTGGATGATTCTGGAAGCCTATGTGAAGATCGCCAATTCCGGCGGGGCGGTTACCATCAAGCTCAACGGGACAACCATCCTGTCCTACAGTGGCGATACTTGCCATGGTAGCAATGAGTATGCTACTAGCATTCACATCGGAGTTCTCAACAGTGGTCCGTCCTACAACAACTACTGGCTGGATGACATCGCCATCAATGACGACTCGGGTTCCTACCAGAACTCCTGGGTCGGGATGGGCGGGATCATCGCCCTCAGACCGACCGCGGATGGGAACACCAATGACTGGAGCCGAAGCGAAGGGTCCGACAACTATGCCCTGGTCGATGAGACTCCAGCGGATGGAGCGGCCTGGGTCCAGGCCCTCACCTCTGGAGACCTGGACCAGTATGAGATTGAGGACACTCCTGACTATGTGGACTCCATCGACCTAGTGGAGATAGTTGTCCAGGCTGCCCTCTCGGAGTCAGGAAGTAATGACCTCGGGTTCACCATGAGGCAGGCGAGTTCCGACTATGATGACACCCAGGAGTACACCGTTGTCTCGGTGATCGACGACTATGTGATGTACAAGGGCGATACACACTATGTCCAACCTGATGGTTCCGGGGCCTGGACTGAGGCGAAGCTAGATGCTTTGGAGATAGGAGTGAACATCCCATGAGTGGAGAGCTAACACAACACGGAGCAAACAGAGCGGCACAGGCCGGAGTGGGGGAAGCGGTCGCAGCTTCTCCAGGAATCTACCTGGCTTTGGCCACTGCACAGCCGGGCTCTCCTGACACTGATACCCTAGCTACCTTTGCCGGGAATGAGATTGCTACAGCGGGCTATGCTCGGACGGCGGTATCCTGGGGTTCTCCTACTGGAGACCCTTCAGAGATTGCCAATGATGCAGCTATCGAGTTCGGGCCGTTTACGGCGGACCCTCCCAATGTGACTCACTGCTTTCTCACGGATGCTTCTACCGGGACCGTCGGGAATGTCCTAGCCTACTGGACCCTGGACACCGCCAGGGACGGGGTCACTGATGATTGGTTGAGGTTCGGGATCGGTAGTCTAACCCTATCGGTGGACTGATGGCTATCCTTTCACTCAGTGCCTCTGGAGCTAGTAGCTCTACAGGGTCTGCAGCCTTCGTGGTAGTTCATGGGCTGAAGGCTTCTGGGACTGGTACCTTCACAGGCCATGCGGAAGCTATCCTCTCCGAAGGTCTGCGGGTCGACCAGGTCTTTGCTCAGGTTGACATCGGAGGTACCACTCCGATCCAGGTGGATCAGGCATTCTCCCAAGGAGACTTCGATCGGACCACTCCGATCAATGTGGACCAGGCTTTCGGACAAGCTGAGTTCCAGCGGACCACTCCGATCAATGTTGATCAGGCCTTCGGCCAGGCAGAGTTCCAACGGACCACCCCACTCAATGTGGATCAGGTCTTCCTGAATGTCGATGCTAGGCTGAAGAGGGAACGAACAGAGACCGGCCTCGAATTCCATGTGACGGATCGTTACGGCTTGTACCTAGGTTTCCTCTCTTCCGCTCGAGGGAAGGCCTACCTTGCTCAGCTCAATGAGGTGGGGTCCGGACAGTTCACCATTAGTGGTGCAGCTCCGGATGCCACGGATACCATGCTGACTATCGGGAACATAGTTCAGGTCCGGTACAACAATGTGGCCGTCGGGGCTTGGGTGATGGAGCGGATCGATGAGGACCTGGTCTCCACCAAGAATGAAGGAGAGAAGGAGGTAGTCGTTTCGGGTCGAGGTCTGCTAAGCCTACTGGAGGCCGGGATCGTCTATGCCTCCGACCCCCTTGACCATGACACAGCTGAGAGAAGCTTCTCCAATGAGAACCGAGCCACCATCTTCTTAGATCTTTACGAGGAGTACCAGATTCGGGGCGGCGGGGACCTGATCACTGGGTTCACTAAGACCACCGATACCGATGGAGTTGCTTGGACCGATTCGAACTACCTGAAGTACCGGGCAGGGCAGACACTGCTCTCGGTGATGCAAAATCTCACCAGCTTTGGACTGGATGTGATTGCTCACCATGACGGAACTCTTCGGGCCTATGATTCGGCAGGGGTGGATCGGTCTGCCACCTTCATCTTCCGGCAAGGCTTGGATATCTTCTCGGCCAAGAGACACAAGACCAGTGCTGAGTTAGCTAATGCTATTGTCGGTCTGGGCCAAGCTTCTACAATGGTTGAAGAGACTGATGCTACTAGCATTGCTAACTTCGGTCGGCATGAGACTCTTCTCCAAGTGCAGAACACTGCCACCACTAGCCAGATCACAGCGGCGGCACAGACCCTTCTGGCCCAGCGGAAGGATATCCTGGACTCACTAGAAGTCACCGTGTCAACTGGTGTCCGCGACCCCTTGTTGGACTATTCACTTGGAGATACCGTCCAGATCGAAATTCCTGGCCAGGTCTCCGGGGCATACCGAATCCTCTCCATCCAGCTGAAGGAGATAGGGGAGGCGGACCTGGAGGTTACCCTTGAGGTCAACTCGGTAGAGTATGAGTACCTGGTCAAACTCGCTAAGTCCTTAGCAGCTAGTCTCTCCAACCTCTCGATGAATGCAGGGAGCTCCGGAGGGCTGGCCAGCGGAGATACTAGGAACTCAGCAGCAGTTGGAGGTCACACCCACACCGAGTCGGATATCACAGACCTTGAACACGATGCGGAGAAGATCCAGGGTCGGGATGTCTCAGCCGATGCTCCGGATGATGGTGATGCTCTCCTCTGGTCCGACGGTGATTCGGAGTGGGCCCCCGCAGCGGTGGTTACAGAAGGCGACCTCCATGATGAGGTCACACTCACTGGCAAGGACTACATCACTCTTAGTGACCAGGAGCTAACCCTTCACCAGCTAGAGAGTGATGACATCGGAGCTGGTGAAGTACAAAGCGGGAACATCGCCAATGATGCTATCAGCTCTTCCCACCTCCAGGCCAATTCGGTTGGAGCCTCTGAGCTTCAGGATGACTCGGTGGGGAACGGACCGCTAGCTTCCAATGCGGTAGAGGAAGAGAACATCAAGGACGGTGAGGTCACCGAGGATAAGCTTGCTGAAGATTACTTCATGGTCGATGGTTCGAAGGTTGGGGACTTCGGAACCTGGACCGGAGAGGTTCGCTCCAACACCGCCTTCAACATCTCGGGAAGGTCTGGGATCGATG